CACGGTGTACCTGTGTAGGACTCCTTCGTATGATGAAGTACTACAACAGCAGCGTTAGTATCTCTTGCGAGGTACTTGAGTTCTTTTAGAGTTGAGCGCATGTTCGCAAACTCTTCTCCGCCATCGTTAGCAATATCCATAAGGTTATCGATAACAATGAGAGTAGGCGAACAGCCCCACAACTCCTCGAAAGCAGATACCTCTTGGTCAAGGTCATCAAGCGTTGGGCTTGACTCAAATGACCAAAAGATATGCCCCGAGTTCTCGTTGATGGTCTTACGACTACCAGCAACATCAGACTCAAGCATGTGTTCTGCATCAGTCTGAGGCTTGCCAGTAATCATAGACAGTAGGCGCATAGCCATAGTGTGAGCATTAGTATCAGCACTCACGTATAGTGTTGGAACCTTGGCACGAAGTGCAAGGGCTAAAGCAACGGAAGACTTGCCAGCACCAGGTGTACCAGCAATCATCGAAATTTCGGCACGTCGAAATACGATTTTATTGATATCAAAGGTACGAAAGACTGTAGGTAGCGGTTCGCCACCAATGTCCTTCGAGCCTACGGCGCGGGCAAGTGTTCTCATTCTTTAGAAACTATTCCATTCTGCATCGCCACGGCGAAGCCATACTGGTTCGCACTGGTCAGGAGTTCCCTTTGGAGATGGGCACATGTATGCCTTCCAAGGTCCCTTAGCACCAGAGCCTGTACGCTGTGACATTACACCATGCTTACAGGATTTACCAGTTGGTCCAACAGTCGATGCTGGAGTTTGTGTTGGATGTGCAGTATGGTCTACCTGTGCGTTAGGAAACCCAGCGCGTAGGTTATCAACTGCTTGTCCAAGATTAGCAGGTGCACCACTAAGTGACTTGCCCATCTCTGTTAGAAGGTCTTGTGATTCTGTCACACCGACCACTGATTCAAGTGCTTCACAGAAGGCAGCGTATGTCTCAGATGAGACTACGAAGATTCTTCCATCAGGCAACTTGCTACTGACTTGGAAATTACCAGTCATTGGTTTTTCTCCTTTTCTTGTTCATGTTTGAACCCTAGTTCTTCCGCTTTATCGACCATATCATCGATGTCCCTGATAAGCGGAACTATGCTACTTAGAAACGTGTCCATTAACGTACTTACATGCAGATACTACACCACATCGACCACAGTTGGACAGGTTAGGCAGAAAGATAGTTTCCTTTCGTGCCTTGTCAAAAGTATTAAGAATATCCTCTACGCGTTCAGGATGCAAATTGTCGAGACTCCATAGAGTCACATGACCAGTACGCGCATCCCAGAAACCCGCTCTGGAAACGGAAACCCCATGCTTTTGCAGAGCCCACGCATAGACTGCAAGTTGCAAAGGATGCCTCTGGGATGACGCGCCTGTTTTGATATCGAGGAGCACCCGATTCCCCTCGAAGTCCACCATCACACGGTCAATTGCCATCTTGACCACGGTATCGTCAATTTCAATTTCGTATTGCTTTTCAACAAAGTCTTCATAGACAGACCAGTTCTTGCGGAACTCAATCCACTTGTCTAGCATCCAGATGCCCTCACCATACCACCATGACATGTCTTCCTTCTTGGCGTACTGCCAATGCTGCATATCACCATGTAGTGCCTCATCTTCGGCTACTTGGTCAAACCATACCTTGTTCCAGATATCCTCAGAGGTTCCACCTTCAAGGTCATAGACTTCGGTTGCTTTATGGACGGCAGTACCGCCAGTGAACCAGACGGCATGAGGTTCTGATGCGCCCTCAACCTTGGTTAGATAATACTTCCAGCCACACTCTTGCCATGTACTGAAAGAAGAATAGGAAATATGCTTTGGTAATTCGCTCATGGTCATATTGTAACACATTCACATGGCTCGGTGTAGTCAAACTCGCAGAAGTAGCAACCCATAAATTCCCCACAAGACTTGCAGATATATTTAAATTGGGTTTCTTCACAACAGCGATGCATGACATCAAGGATGTTGTAGTAGTCGTTTGAATCGATTATCTTTGTCATAGCCCTACCCTACCATACGGGTTTCTTAAATCCCTGCCTGAATCTGGATTTTAAGAAACGCCCCCCTACCCCCCAAAAAAAGATTGGTGGTTCAGGGGAGCGATGCCAGATTAGGCTGTTGCCGTCATCCATCATTTGAAGTTTCCGCCCCACGGTTGCCCGCCCAAATATGCTACACTATCAATCTGATTTAGGGGGTTTGAATGGCTACATATGAATACGAGTGTCCTGGAGATGGCGAACTGGTCATGGTAACGCGACCAATGGCAGAGCCAGAAGGTGAGTACTTCTGTGAGACCTGTGGGGATAAAATGCGCCGTGTCTACAATGCCCCTGGAGTGAAGTTCAACGCTAGCGGATTCTACTCAACAGGGGGATAAAACAGAAAAAACCCCCCATCTTAGTATTTCTACTAAAACAGGGGGTTTCTGGAAGGCTTACGCCTTATTTAGAGCCACGTCCGAACTCTGGCGCATTTGAATCAAGCGCCTTGAGTACTGGTCCAACTAGACCAGCAAGGAATGCTGTAGCAAGTGTCTTTGGGTCATGCTGACCTGCTGTATAAAGGGCAACTGCAGATGCTGCAGCAGCACGGAAATACGACAAGCCAATCGCCTTAATCTTTGCTGTATCGAACATTGTTTCTCCTTCGTGAATCTGTACTTATGACTTAAATACAGGCTTACCGAATCCTACCACATAGACGGGTAGGGACTTCTTTAGAGCCGCGCCATTCTTCTTCTTGTAGGCACGCTTCTTGAGGCATACTTGACCACCATTGCGCTGGTCGCCCTTCTTATCTGGGGCTGTATTGCCTTCAATGGTTAGGACAGTTCCGTCTCCGTTGTCTCGAACCACGATTCCAACATGTGAGATACGGTCAATCCCATCCCCAGGAAAATCGAAAAATACGATATCGCCAGGAAGAGGAGTCGCTTCTTCGGCTGCTTCCCATTGGTCTTTCTTGATGAAAGCCTGAGCACCAGCATATGTGCCAACAACTGACGGAATCTTGAGACCGACTTCGTTTGCACACCACATGACGAATGACCCGCACCATGGGAGGAAGTTGGCTTTTGTGAATGCGCCGTACTTTGTCTCATTGTCTTTTGGTCCTTCGATTACGCCCTCTTCTGCTCGGGCTACCTTGATAAAGTCATTACGCTGACCCATTATTCACTCGCCTTCTTGTCCACCTTAGCAAAGGCAGCATTGATTTCTTCTGCTGATAGATGCCCGTCTTCGAGGTAGAAGCGAGCAAGTGCCTCAAGTACTCGTGCTGCACCAAGTGCACCTGCGAGAACTGCTGCCTGCCACACTTCGATACCAACGAGAGAACCAGCACCAATAACGCCAAGAGACTCTGCTGCGATTACAGCAAAGATTCTCATCATTACGTTCTTGAATGTATCCATTATTCGTCCTTTGGATTTCGTAGTTTGTATGTGACTCCCCAGACAATTGTTGAGGCTGCGATTGCATATCCAACAACTGTCTTGGCGGAACCATCAAGGACTACCCAAGCAATAAACATGCCTAGGAGAGTCCATAGTTGATTCGCTATATCTGAAAAAAAGTTCTTCATGGTTTCCTCCGATACGTGGCGGCTGCACCTGCAGCAGCGGTTACTGCGGCTTGTCCCGCAATTTGTCCCACGATGACGGCAGCGACAACTGTCTTCTCGGATTCTGCACGTTCTTGTGGGCTCATATCAGCACCGATACTGCCTAATGCTAGGAGTACCTGTCCTGGGTCTGAAAAAATGGCACTAACGAGTTCTGCGGGATTTTGGAGAACTACAAGTGCTGCAGCAACTTCTGCTGTGATAACTACTTCGTTGCCGTTCTCATCCTGACGAACTTCAACTGGTGTTGCGGGTGGTAAATCTGCATAGGTCAAACCAGCATCTGTAATTGCTTGCGCTGTTACTGGCTCGCCGTGTGCCTGTTCAATGATTGCTTGTGCTACAATTGCCTTTTCTTCATCCGTAGCATTTTTGTCTGCAACAGGAGGTTCATCATGAGGCACAGGTTGCACAGGCTCTACTGGCGGTTCCGCTGGTGGCTCTTCTTGAGGAAGTGGCTCTGATGGAGCGACATCTACGACTGGTTCCTCCGCTGGTACAGGAGGCTCTTCCGCTTGGGCAGGAGGCTCCTCAGCAGTCACAGGAGGCTCTTCTACGGGCACAGGAGGCTCAATCGCTGGTTCCTGTGCGGGTTCGGGCTCTGGGACAACAACTGGCTCTGGCGCAACGATTGGCACTGGACTTGGAACAAGAACTGGCTCAGGGGCTGGAGCAGGGGCTGGTGCTGGAGCAGGTTCTGGTTGAGGACTTGGTGCTGGCAAAGGCTGAGGCTCTGGAGTTGGTGTCGATGTTGGCTCGGGTGTCGGTGTTGGGGTTAATTCTGGAGAAGGAGTAGGCGATGGTGTTGGCGCTACTGTGGGTGTTTCTGATGGGCTTGGGGATGGGCTGGGCGATGCAGTCGCCGTTGCTCCGTCAGAAGGACTTGGAGAAGGAGTTGGAGAGACTGACACTTCGGGTGTCGGAGTTGGAGATGGCGTTGGAGTGGGAGAGGGCGAAGGCAATGGCTCGGGAGTAAGCACAGGTGCTTGTTCCACATGAACGATTCCATACTGCTCTAAAGTAACAACGCTTCCATTAGTCAATCGGACTCCTGTACGAGTCTGACCATCATAGGTCGCACCACTTACGGCATAAGAGATAGCAACAGTGCCATCAACATTGATTGCTGCAGTGATAATAATGTTGGTTGGGTCTGCAACTCCATAGTTCCCGTAAGGTCTAGCAGATAAATCTACTTGGAAACCACCATCAGATGCATTGATAATCAAGTGCTCATCTGCGTGACGGCTAGGAATAATCAACCAGTCCATAGAATAGACAGAGATTGATGGAGTATTTGGATATGTCCAGTAGGTTCCATCAGCAACACCAAAGGTGATTACTGAGTTGGTAGTTGCGTACACATTGTTGTACTGAACACCATCAAATGTAACACTGGTTGTAATGGGAACTGCATACCCAATATCATCACCAGCGCAAGTTGCAATAGTTGTTACAGTAGGAGTCTCACCCTCGGGGGTAGGAGTCGCTGCAGCAGCAATAGTCTGAGCCTGCTGTTGGTTTACACAGGTTGCGTAGGCTGATTGTGGGTAGAAGAATAAGGATGTTCCAAATACAATAAAAAATACTGCTAGTTTACTTAGATTCTTTCTCGCAAAGAAGGAGATAGATTTGGTCAACTCGGGATTCCAATCGATTAACTTGGTCTTTCACGGAACCGCCCCCGTTTGGCTTTAATTCAGCCAGATAATGCTTTACTAACCAACGTACTGCAGCAGAAAATCCACCCAGTATGGTCATGATGGCTACAATTAAGCCAGCCCAATCTGTAGCGCTCATTATAAAACAGTCCTAACCATAATAGATAGAAGACCACCAAACCCTGAAAAGCCTCCAGATGGTGGGGTCTTACGATTGAATTGGATTCTTTCGATGACAGCCTGTACACGTTCACCAGTGGTGAAGTCCTGTACGTTGATGATGTCACCAAGTTTTTCTATTTGTTCAAGTGTTTGAATACGCTCCCACGCACGGCCTTCATACCCAGTCTTTACATTGTATCTGTCGGTTTCTACGTCGAAGCACCACACTGGGAATTGAATCAGTCTCTGGCGTTCAGTGGCAGGTAGAGCCTTTGTTTGATATCCCTTAAATACGGGACCGCGACTGGTATCGCTTGCGCTACGTGAGAGCGTAAACTTGTATGATAGGTATTCTTGTGGACCTTCTGGACTGGTTGTAGCAGCCTCAGGAGTTCCCACAGCAGAGTTGTAGGTGATGATAGTGTAAAGATTGCCTGCTGCATCAACAACACGCAAGTCCATAGCACCATATGTAAAGTCGCCACGTCCACGAATAAACTTAAAGTTTTTAGGCTCAAGGGTTCCATAACGAATAGCACCAGTAGTCAGATAGCCTGTAGATACAAGAGTACTTGCAGATTCAAAGCAGATATTTCCAGGCTTGTTAACCTTAGCAAAACTAGAAGAAACAGCAGTAGATGCTATATTGCTATTGGTCTTAGCATAAGTAAATGTAGTTGTAGTTGGTGTTGCT